CATCACGATGTGGGTCAATGTCTATGATGACCATATCGAGCCTATCCTGGACGGCTACGACTGGGTGCTTGACCAGAACATAACCGAGAGCGATGCGTATAAGTTCAACCTGTACCCGTATAACGACAGCATCTCGCTGTTCATGTATGACTACGAGGGCGACGACGGTACGGCCTGTGCGGTCAGCTTCTACATGAGGCTGGACGGCACCGAGCGGCACGATGTACTAATACAATGTTAGGGCAAAAAAATAACATCAAGGTCGATGTGGCCGTACCGCCCGTCCTTTACCACGATACGGTCTATAACAGACGCCCAGAGCGTGTGGCGCTCCTGCGGTGACAGCGTGGCGTATATGCTGCGGAAGTCTCCGGCCAGGAGCTGCCGCAGCGGGCCGAGATCGCGCCCGGCGCTCTGTGCGGCGCGCGCAGCCTCTGCTGCGTCCTGCTGCTGGATCAGAGCGCGGTATTTTTCATCATACGCCGCGCGGTCAATAACGCCGTCCACATACAAGTCTTGCAGCCGGGACAGCTTGCGCTGGATTGCGCCCACGTCCACAACAGCCTGGCGGCGCTGGGCCTCCTGTACGTCAAACTGCGCTATGTAGGCGTCCAGCTGCGGCTGTACGTGATCCAGTAGCCAGCCCTCCAGGCGCGGCTCCCAAGGCGTCGTTTTCCAGGAGCAGCGCTTTTCGATCCAGTGCTGCGTACAGCGATACCGCAGATACAGCCGGTTCAATTTGTGATCGAACTGGGGGAACGCTTTCAAGGTGCAGCCGCAGACAGGGCAACGCAAAAGACCCGTAAACACATAGCTGTACTTGCTTTGCCGCGTGTGGCCGGAGGCCTGCCTTGCCAAGATTTCTTGAACACGTTGGAACTGATCCGGGGAGATAATGGCCGGGCAATAATTTTTATTATCCCGGTACTGGCCGCAGTACAAACCGTTCCGCAGCATCCGACCTATCGCATTACGGGGCAGATCGACGCCGCACTGATCGCGCAGCCAGACCTGCGTACTGCGTGCGCTGTGTACAGCCTCATAGTGATCGAAGAACGCCCGCACGATTACAGCCTGATCCTCCACGATCTGCACGCGGTGGCCGCGCACCTCCAGCCCATACGGCAGAGATTTGGAGCCGAAGATTGCGCCGCCGTTCTTTACCCGCTCCGAAAATACAAACTTTATCCTGTCCGCCGTTCTGTCGCTTTCATCCTGTGCGACAGACAGGCGGATATTTAAATTTAAGCGGCCATTTGTGGTGCTGGTGTCGTAGTCCTCTAAAATCGCTTTCCAGTTCGTCCCGGCGGCGTCCAGCACATCCTGCACGCGGTAATACTCCCGCACACTGCGGAACCACCTGTCCAACTTTATAAACAGCACATAGTCAACGCCGCCAGCCTTTACGGCCTCCAGCACGCGCAACAGGCCGGGACGGCGCTGTATTTCTTTTCGCGCGCTCACGCCATCGTCGCTGTACTCCGCCACGATCTGGCACTGGAATGTGTCGCAGAACTCCCGCAGCGCCTCACGCTGCGCGCCCAGACTGTAGCCGTGCCGGGCCTGTTCGTCCGTGGACACACGTATGTATAAAATAACTCTTGCGCGATACCACGCATAATTTTGTGGCTTTCCGTACAACATAATAAAAACACCCCGCGAAATTGTATAAAGGTACTATGCCGCGCGGCGTTTTTGTGCTATACTTTGTGCTGTGGGGCGTGAAGTATGGCAGTTTTTGCCGTGCAGCGCGTTCTTTGGCCGTTCCCGTGCGCCAACACGGGGGCGGCCTTTTGTGTTTAAGAGAGGGGCAATGCTTGCGCATATTTGTGTGGGAGGCCCGCCAGCGGGCAAGACTGACGCTCCAGCAACTGGAGCATAAAACCGGGATAAGCCGCAGCACCTTAAACCGTATTGAAAACGGCCAGACCGTGCCGCGCCTGGATCAGCTGGAGGCCATAGCAGCCGCGACAGATACGCGGATCACGGCCTTGTTTGACAGTCCTTTTAAGTGAGTATGCACCCGGCGCGCAGGAAAATCAAGCCGCGCCGGGGCTATTTCTCAATATTGAGAAATGACCGCCCAAACCATTGCGCCGCCGCTCCACCCGGCGTATAGTCGAATAAAGGAGGCGACGGCGAAATGAACAGGGCGCAATACTGGCAAGCAATAAAAGCGCTGCTGCGTGACGCAGACCTGGGAATACTGCGGCGTGTGTATAATTTCGTGCAGCAGATTACCCTACATTAAACCATTTTCGGCAAGCCACGAAAAAGGTTAAAAAAGGCGGCGGCCTTTACTGGTCGCCGTCCTTTTCTTTCTTTTCGCGCTCACCCAGGCCAAGCGCGTAACCGTACATAAAGGCGGCGTTGTCTTTGCCCAGGCCGCCCTCCATGCGCTGGATCGCTGCGTCGTCCATGTAGCGCTCCATAATTTCGGCAGGAATGGCCCCGGCCAGAAACTTGTCGATCAAGTCCCGCAGCTTTACCCAGTCCTCCTCCGAGAACTGCGCGAAGCCCTTAAAGATGGACTTTGCAAGCATGTTATCGCCCTGCATGATGCTGTCCACGATCCCGCCCAGCGCGTCGTCCGTGTTCACGAACATTTCACCCTGCCCGGTGGTAAGCCAGATGTAGTCCACATTGTAAGCAGCGCAAATTTGCCGGGCGGTACGATCTGTAATATTTCGCGTTCCGGCCTCATAGTTGGAAATGGCAAAACGAGAAACACCGATCTTTTCGGCCATATCAGCCTGCGTGATGCCGAGGGCCTTTCGCAATAAAATAAGTCTATCGTGCAATGCTTTCACCTCCCTGTAGGCTATTATAGCTGCTTATGTTTTCAAAGTCAACAGGAAATGCAGAAATGTTTGAAAGTATTTTCAAAGAAAACTATAATAGTTGCAAGGAAACAGGGAGGCCACAACGATGAACAGACCACCAGAACCAAACTACGCCGCGCCGCTGCCGCAGAGCAGGGGCGCGGCGAACCACCGCCAGGCCGACCTGTACGACTACAACATGGAGACGGAGGGCGCACGCATCCATGTTGAGGTATGGCTGCACGAGGAAATCACCCCGCCGCAGTCTGCCGAGATTTTCCTTGCAATGGAAGAATTACGCCGGGCAGTATGGCGCGCCACAAAAGAGGCCCGGCGGATCGCCGAGGCGGCACAGCCGCCGCAAGTATAGGAGGACACCCACATGAAAGAAGAAACCGCCCGCGCCCTGACTTTGGCAGCGTGCGCGCTCCAGGCGTATGCACTGGCGAAAAGTTTTAAGCGGGAAGTGATCGACCCGTACCGCGAACCGCACAGGGAGGGCGACACCTTGGCCGACACGGTGCGGCGCACGCTGAACACCTACCCGCCCAAAGACCGCGAACAGATCAAAGCCAAGAACGGCGAGATTGTACAGGCAGTGCTGGACACGCTCAAAGAAAAGACGGGCGGCGACATGACGCTGCGTGAAGCATACGCCATCCTGCAAATGGTACAATACACCATTGAGGCCGAGGCGATGAGCGCGACGCGCACCCAGACCGTGGCCGACGTACACCTCTAAACAAAGAGCTGACGCAGGAATAGGAGGCCAGCGTGGAGAAAAGAAAAACAACCCAATGCACCGAGCGCGGCCAGCATAAGCGCTGCGCCCACCTCTGCCGAGGCGAGGCCCCGTGCTGGCGCAACTATGTATGCGACCCGGCAAAAAATAAAGATTGCACAGGCATACCCGGCGGACGCTGCATGATCTGGTGCTACAACACACTGGACAAAGACCGGGCGCTGATTCCGAAAAGCTGCTGCAAGTATGGCCCGGCGCGCCGGATCGCTGGCTACTGCCGCCCGCTGCTTTTCCTTTACCTCAAAACCCTGCAATGGCGCGGCATTGTGCCACGCGCTGCACCCGGCGCAGTGCGTGTGGCACTGAAAGACAAGCTGCACGAAAGGACGTGCAGACTGCGGGGGATTATGAAAAACTGGCGCGGCCAAGTATGACCGCACCAGTAACGGCCTACACTTTGTAAGCCTCCCCGGCGGCTGTAAGGACTACGCCCTCTATGCCGTCGTCGCTGCCCATGATTTCAGAAGAAAGCCCGGCTTTCTCTAATTCTTTGGCAGCACGGATCAAGGCAGGAACAGACAGGCCTAAATCGTTTATGTTGTTCCCGCCGCTTTGGCTCCAGCGCAACAGCTGGGCCGCTGCTTTAGATAACTTCATAGCATTTTCACCCCCTTTCGCGCAACCCGCAACCGCTGGGCTTTATAGGCACACCCGGCACGGGGCGGGATTTACTTTAGAATGGCAACAGCAAGCGCCACAAGCGCCACAGCGTTGTCCGCAATCCACTTGCGAATTGTGCGTTTATATTCAACGCGCTTTTCTTGCTGATGCTTTTCCTCTACGGCCTCTATGTAAGCCTCCGAGGTTTCGCGCCACCAGTCCATATACTCTTTCCTATTCACGGCATTTTCACCTCCTTTCGCACTGGCCGGGGCGTTTGCTCCGCTCTAGCCATGTTTTAGACATTCTCAACTGCATATATTTCTCCTTTTTCTCTCTGGGAACCCCAGGCGCTGCAACGCCTGGGGTTTTTGTTTTTTGTAGCATAACACATGGGAACCGGAAACGAAACGAGAAAAAGAGAAAAGGAAAACAGCGGAATGTGGCAAAGTAAACATAAATACTGCGAGCATGTTGTGCAATGCGCTGAAATGTTTACAATGCAAACAATGCGGCTTGACAATGTTTACAATGTGATGTATAGTGTTTACAGTGAAAACAAACAAAGCGGACTTGCAAGCAAAAAAAATCTTGGCAAGGCAGGCCCGCGACAAGAAAAACAAACGGAACTATGTAAAATTTCAAGGCCCCGCGACGGGGAGCAAAGGAGGACACCATGAAAAACATTGAAGTAACCTACGACGCGCTGATCTGTGAGAACGGAACCTATGAACAGGGCGAAGCCGCCTTTATTCTGCCCATGACCGACGAGCTGGCCGCCGAATATCTGGCAGGACGCGCCACAGATCGCGGCGCGGTCAATCTGGTGGAAACCGCCCTGGAGGCCGTCGAAGTTATGCGGGGCCGCGTCTATGTGCGCGGCAGTATCAAAGCCTACCGCGAAGCCAAGTAAACCACCACCCCGGCGGGCCAGCAGCCCGCCGCCCGTCTGGGGCTGATCCGCCCCACCGATGATGGCCCAGGGAAGGCCGAAACAGGCCCCGCGCGACGGGGAGGAAGGAAAGAAAAATGACGGTTTTTCAAGAATTGACAAAAGGGATGAAGTTCAGCGAACCCACGGAGGACATCAAAAAGAACATGGTAAAAGTCTTTGAAAAGAATTTCAGATGCCCGCCATGGAATGACGTGTACGATGACGGGTGCAGGGAGTTCACCAGCTGCGAAAGCTGCTGGTTTGGGTACATAAACAGTGAAGTAGAATAAAGGCTGCAAAAGCGAGAGCCGGACGCGATCCGGGGAAAAGGAGCCGAAAATGACTATTGCAACACTTGAAAAAATTCACGAACTGCTGAAAAAGGAAGTTAAAACCCGCAACAATGCGCTGGAACTCACCAGAAAAGTATATAACGAAAGACAGGACGACCTAAAGGCAATCGCCGCCGCAACGGACGATATGAGCGTGGCCGCAGCAAAATGGGCCGTAGCGGCAGCGCAGGCGGCATACGATGAAGCGCGGCGGCAAAACTATGACGCCGACGCCGCCCTCCGCGATTTTGAAAAACAGGAATTTTAAGGAGGCCGCACCATGAAATTCTATTTTGACGGCGAGCTGATCCGCACATCCAAGACTCACCGCTACACGCACGCTGTCGTGCTGCCGACAAAGCCGGGGGCCACAAACAAGTGGGACGCGGTAGGCTGCCGCGCCTCGCTGAAAAGCGCCCAGGCGCTGCTGGCACAGGAACGCCGCCGCATTGCCAAGTACAACCAGAAAACAGCCGACGCCCTGCGCGTGGTAGAGCTGGAGGCCAGACCGTAACAACACAGGAGGAAACAAAACCATGAACGAAAAGCAGAAACTGATCCGCGAAACCGCGCAGAAATTTGAGGCCCTGCGCCCGGATATGCAGCAGTTTGTACTGGGCTATCTGGTAGCCCGGCAGAACCAGCAGGGAGGCCGACATGATGGGAAATAAAGACATTTGCAAAAGCTGCCAGTACAACACGGGCGAGTATTTCCTATATTGCGAGTTGAACTGTTACGGAGTGACAAAAACAGACGGCCACGGCGTTGTCTGGGAGTGCGACGACTACCTCCAACGCCAGACCACCACCAAAGATTAAACCAACCCCGGCGGGCCAGCAGCCCGCCGCCTGTCTGGGGCTGATCCGCCCCGCCGATGATGGCCCAGGGAGGGCCGAAACAGGGAGAAAAACATGGAAGAATACGAAAAGATAGTGGCCGAGGCCAAGGCACTGGCCACGGAGAACCAGCGCAAAATTGACATACTGCTGGCGGATATGACCCGGCAGGAGCTGCGCAACACCAGCACGGATGCCGCAGCACTGGCAAGAATGGAGCGTGACCTGGTAGACCTTGTGAACGGCTCCAGAATCAAGCGGGCCAGAGATCGCGGCATACTGCGCACTGCTGCCGTAATGCTGCACAAGGTACGCCGCCAGCTGCTGGACGACGCAGACCGCGCCGCGCTCTGTGAGCGCTGCATGAACCCGCACGTTTTGAAAGACCAGGACGAGCTGGACGACGTGTGCGCGCAGTGTCCGCTGGAAAAGACGGCGGGCTGATATGCCAGCGCGTGACAGCTACATGGACGGCGGCAAGACAGCCCGCGCCGACGTCCCACAACAGATGGATGTACCGGGCTTTGGCGGGCGCTACTACATCCGCATAGACGGCACAGTCTGGCGGAGGCGAAAAAGCAAAGACACGAGGATGCGCGGCGTGAGGCGCGGCAGAAACCGGGAGTACAAGCTCACCACGCCGGAGGGCCGCACGATCTGCAAGACCGCGTCCGCGATCATGCGCGAAACCTATTTCCGGGGGCTGCCGCAGAATATGCGGCTAGTACACAAGGACGGGCTGGAAAGCAACTGGGCCTACTGGAACCTGCAACCGATGACGCTAAGCGAGATGGGCAAGAAACACAACCGCGGCATAGATGCCCGCTGTGTGCTGAAAATTGACCCGGCAACAGGCGAGGTCGTGCAGATTTTCCAGAGCGCGCGCGAGGCCGGGCGGGCTGCGTTTTGCTGCGGCCAAACGATTGCGGACGCTTGCAACCACCGCAGTAAGAAACGCCCAGGCATAGCGCCGGACGGCTACCGCTACTGCTGGGAGAAAGGAGAAACGAGCGAATGAAGAAACCACTGCGCGCCCTGTTTACCGTGCTGGCGCTGCTGGCGCTTGATGCGGCAGCGTGGCTGGCCCTATGGTGGGTTTTGCAGAAATTGCGCGGCCTTGTGTGGCTGCTGGTTTTGATGTGCGCCGCCGTCTGGCTGGCGTAACGAATTTTAGGAGGATATGGCAAAATGACGAACGAAGAATACAAAAAGATCACAGAACTGGAATACAAGGCCAAGCAATGCCGCGCGGCAGGAATCGACCCCGAAATAGACGACGGCACGGCCTGGGCAATGACGAACACGCGGGAGTGCCGAATGGTGACGGACGGCCAGCGCTTTTGGGAACAGCCGCGCCTAATCATGGAGTTTGACGTATTCCTGGGCGGCGTCGTGACTATGCGCTGCTACCTCCGCAACATCCCGAAACTGCCGCGCGCTGCAATCGAAAAGACGCACGCAAGCGTAGTAGGCGACGACCTGCTGTATATGTTCCCGATCTATGAAACAGTGATCTTTGACCACACCCACCGCGACGCCCAGGGCCGCACCTGGCGCGAGACGATCCGGGGCGACTACCGCAAATACCAGCAGGAAAAGGAGGCGGCGGCAAAATGACAAATTTCGCGCAGCGCCTCCGCACTCCTGCCCGCCAGCAGGAACAGCCCGCAACGTTTGCAGTGCTTTTTTACGTAATCACCCACGGCGCGAAGAATGACAAGACTATGCCCGGCTATATGCTGGAGAACGGCGTGGAGCTGGCCGACTGGCTCACGATCACGGCAGACGGCCAGCGCCTCTATCTGGCTATCGACGACTATCTGGGCATGATACGGGGCCAGCGCACGGACTGCCGGGCCTATGCAGCCATAGGCGAAAGCCCGGAATATTTCAAGCTGGCCAACGTGATCGCATGGGGAGAGCCGGACGAACACCACGCGCAGCCCATGCAGCTGCACACGCTGCACACGGGCCGCACACCAACCGAACTACCCAGCGGCGCTACACCCTGCCGAGACAGCAGCGGGAATATGGCGGGCTGGTATGACAAAAACGAAAGGAGCAACGAATGAACAAGCGCGAAATCGTGCAAGCCACGGTGCGGGACTTTTCCCGCCTGCCCTACGAGGCGCAGCAGTTTGTCCTGGGCTACATGGTAGCCCGCGCCAACTGCCAGGCCACTACCACAGCCCCGGCGGATCAGCCGGAACAGAAAAAGCCCGCATAATGCGGGCGGAGGTTTGAACCATGCAAGGCTTAAATGTTGAAAAGCTCTATAAAACCCTGGCGCACATCCTGGCAGACCGTGAGGGCTGCCGCGTGTCCGTTGACGTGCAGCCGATCCAGGCCGCGCGCAGCGCATGAGGCCGTACTGGCAACGGAACCAGGACAGCAAAGCCTGGCTTCGCCGCTGGGAGGAAAAGCGCCGCCGCGCCTTTGACAGCGGTCAGATCGACCACAGCAAAGACAAGAGCGCACCATGGAGCCACCCGGCACACTATGGCTATCTTGTGCCGCTGACAGGCGCAGCCCTGGAGGCGTACAAGGGCTGGAAAATCCGCACGGGAAACACCGAAACGTCCGACGCTGTGCGCTGGGCCTTTGAGGACTGGTACATAGGAATTTGCCGGGATGAAATGAAAAAGACGGCGGCCCGCGCAAAGGCCGCCGACGGCTACATGGACAATCTGAAAAAGAACAAAAAACGGGCCAGTGTCTAACGGCTTGACAACCGACACTGGCCCAACATCATAGGGGCGGACGCAACGCTGGAACGCTGCGGCCTACTAAAAATATAACACGGTAGCGCCGCCACGTCAACCGCAAAACCAGGGGCCGAAAGGCCCCTATAACGCCCTTGTGATAGGTACTAATGTTTCGACGAAAGGCAACTATCACACTATGGCAAGAAAAGCAGCACAGCCCAGGCTGGGGGCTGGGGGCGCAGCGCCCCAGAATGGCAGACAAGCCGCCCGGCAGAACCTGGCCGCAGCCACAACGGAAAAGGGCGGCGCGGCAGAGCAGAACCTCACCACCGCCCAGGGCTTGCTCCCTATCCAGCCAAAGAAACAGAAAGGCCGCCGCCCCTCTGCCGGGAAGTGGCGGCCCTACGACTACGAGAGCGCCTACGAGCTGCCGCTGGATCGACTGACAGAGCAGCAAGTCCAGGAGATGATAGACCGGGAGCGCCGCGTCGTCTATGCGACTAAAACCGTAAAGCACGGCCACCAGTTTGACGTCGAGATTTTCCCGGACTTTACCCACCTACCCGGAACCCTGCCAAAAGACCGCAGCAACCGAGAGGCCCAGCGAAACCTCAATGACCGCAACAGCCGCAAAGAGTGTGAGCGCCGGATCAATGAGAATTTCGGCCCAGACGATTACTGGGTGACGCTCACCTGCCTACCCAGGGAAGAACCGCAAACAATGGAGGACGCCCTCCGCCTATTCCAGAACTACATCAAACGAATAAATTACCGCCGCAAAAAACGCGGCCTGGAGCCAGCGCGCTATGTGTACGTCACAGACTGGACAAAGAACGGACGCCGCGTCCGCACCCACTACCACCTGGTACTGGACGGCGGGCTGCCTATGGATGAAGTTATAGAGCTTTGGGGCCTGGGCAGAAAAAACACTGTTGAATACCTCACCCTGGACGAGCGCGGCCTCTCCGGCCTGGCCTACTACATCACGAAACCGCACGCCAGCGACACCGAGGACATAAAGCACAAGAAGCGCTGGACGGCCTCCAAAAATCTGCGCCGCCCGGTGGAACACAAAAACCATCAAGCCTTTGGCCGCCGCAAGGTCGAGGCCATGGCGAAAGCCCCGGCGGATATGTTCGCCACGATGGAAAAGAAATATCCGCTTTATTGGTGCGAGGCCGCAGAGGCCCGCCACAATGGTATAAACGGCTATTTCTACCTCCGCGCCGTGCTGCGCGAACGCTGCCAGCCGGGCGACCTGGTGACGATCACGGGCAAGCCGGAACTGCTGGAACGGCTGCCAGACGTGATCCAGCGCAAGCTGGCAAAATACCGCCGTTTCGCCGTCGTGTCCGTGGACTACACCGCGCCCGGCTGGGAAACCGCCGTATTGCAGCCGATAGGAACAAAGGACAGGATAGCGTGTCCGGCCCGCGCCTGTATTGTGAACTAAACAGAGGTTTTTACACTCAAAAAAGCGGAAAAATGAGCCGAAAGGAGCCGAAAACAAACAATGCGCCAGCAATGCGAGAAACGAACGGAGGACGGAGAACAGGAGGTCGTGATCCAGTGGGCCGCGTTTATGTCTCCCGCCCACCCGGAACTGCTGAACCTCTACCACGTCCCCAACGAGGGCAAGCGCAGCAAGGCAGAGGCAGCCCGCCAGCAACGCCTGGGACTGCGGCCAGGCGTCCCCGATCTGATCCTGGACAGCCCGAAAGGCATATACCACGGCCTCCGCGTCGAAATGAAAGTAAAGCCGAACAAAACCACCGCAGCCCAGGAGAAATGGCTGGAACGGCTGGCCCGCGCGGGCTATTTCGTGGCCGTCTGCTACTCTGCCCAGGAGGCAATCGAAACCATAGACGCCTACATAAAGCTGCGCCCCGGCCAAACCCACCCGAAAGAGCAAAGGAGGACAGAAACGTGAAAATTATTGCAATCATGGCCCAGAAAGGCGGCACGGGCAAAACCACCACGGCCACCACGCTTGCTTATGACCTGGCCCAGCTGGACGGACCGGTGCTGCTGATCGACGCCGACCAACAGGGCAACGCCTCCCAGATCATGGGAGCATACGACCCCACCGCCTGGGGCGTGGAGAAGCTGCTGGAGCCAGGCGCAGACGCCGCCAGCGTGGACGACCTCAAACAGACCCGCGAATGGAAGCCAAAGAAAAAGGCCCCGGCGGTGCGTGTGGACGTTGTGGCCGCCTCTGCGGCCCTCATGGACGCAAACATGGACGTGGCCGCCGACACTGTAAACGACCAGGTACACCGCCTCCAGGAGCGCCTGGCCGCCGTCTCCGACGTCTACAAGTACGCCGTCATAGATTGCGGCCTCCTGCTGGATATGGCTGTATTAAACGCCCTGGTAGCGGCAGACCTCTGGATCGTCCCCGTTAAGCCCGGCGGGTTTGAGGTGGACGGCCTCCTGCGCGTCCACGAACAGCTGGAGGAACTGCGGCAGTTAAACGACGGCCTGGAACTGTGGGTGCTGCCTGTTATGTTTGGCAAGAGCAACGCCCACAAGGCCGTCATGGCTCATTTACGCAGCCTGGGCCACCGCGTCACACTGGCGACGATCCGCCGCTCTGTGATTGCAGAATCCTACACGGCGGCAGCCCTGCCGCTGCCTGTATACAGCCCGCGCTGTGGCGTGACGAAAGACTACGAGGCCTTGGCCTATGAGGTCATGGCCTGGAACGATGAAAGCGAGGTAGAAACGAAATGACAGGGCGCAGCATTTTGGACGGACTTAACACCGCCAGCAAGGCGGGCGTAAAGGCTACACCGTCCGCACGATTCCGCACAAAAGAGATCGACATAAGCGACATTTACCGCAATCAGCTAAACCAGTACAGCCTGGACGACATAGACAGCCTGGCACGGGCTATCCTGGTAGCGGGCCGCCTCTACCACAACCTGGTCGTAGTCTATGACCCGACCCTGGACGCGGACTACAGGCTGGTATCTGGTGAGCGCCGCCTCCTGGCCCTCCACAAGCTGGTGGACGGCGGCCACCCGGAGTATAAAACCGTCACCTGCCAGGTGATCCCGAAAGGCAGCCAGGCAGAGGAACGCCTGGCTGTGATCCTGGCGAACACGCAGCGAAACAAAACCGCAGCGGATCGCGTGCAGGAATACGAGGGCCTAAAGAAAGCACTGGAGGAAATGCGGGCGGCGGGCACGGACTTTTACGGGCGCGATCTGACCGAGGGTAAGCTCCGCGACCACATGGCCGCGATCATGGACGAGGCCGACGGCACGCTGGCAGCGCTGGAGAAGATAAGCAACAGCCTAACCCCGGAACTGCGCCAGCTTATGGAGGACGGCAAGCTGAACTTTACAACCGCCACCGCTGCGGCAGCCCTCTCCCTGGACGCCCAGGCCCAGCTGGTGCGGCAGAACGCCGCCCAAGGCGAGGACAAGCAGATCACAAAGCAGGACGTGGCAAAGGCCCGCACAGTGTCCGCCCGCGAATACCTCCGCTCGGAGTACGCCGCCCGCCCCTGTGAGTGCGACAACAGCCACAACTGCGACAACGTGGAAAACCTGGTAAGTTTTTACCGCGACGGCGCGACGTCCGGCTGCGCTGGCTGCTGCGCCTGGTGCAAAGAGCGCACCAGCTGCCCGAAATGCTGCGCGGAGGTGGCAGCGGGCAGCCAGAGCGACGCAGACACGCCACTGCACGGCGCGCCGGACAGAATTCAGCCGCCTACAAGCCAGACCGCAGAAAACGCCGCAGAGGACGCGACGGCGGCTGCTGCGCCATTTGCCGACGACGCTCACCCGGAACACGCCGCGACCATGTGCTACTCCTGCCTCCACTGGGACGAGTGCAGCGAGAAATCCGACAGGGTGCTGTCCTGTGACAAATACGAGAACCCCGCCGAAAAGCGCACGCCACTGGCCCCGGCGGGCGAGGCCATGACCACCCAGGCCGACGCCGCCCACACGCTGCGCACCGACGAGGAACTGGTAAAAGTCTTATACGCCGCCCTGGGAACGCTGGAATACCAGGGCCAGATCAACGAACTGGAGGCCCGGCGGCTCCACTCTCTGCTGTCGGCAATGCACCGCCGCTGGATTAACACGGGCTACTGGAAACCCTACGGCGCAGCAGAGGAACAGGACGAAAAGGAAAGGAGAAAAAGCCAAGATGTCAATAGTTGACATTCACGCCCCGGCGGGCGACGGCTACGGCGTGATTTACGCCGACCCGCCCTGGAGCTACCGCCAGCAGGGCAACGGCGCAGCGGCGCGCCATTATCCCACCATGACGCCGGACGAAATAAAGGCCCTGCCCGTCCAGACCCTGGCCGCCAAAGACTGCGCCCTCTTGATGTGGGCCACGTTCCCGAACCTCCAGCAAGCCCTGGACACGATCCGCGCCTGGGGCTTTGAATACAAAACCCTGGCATTTTGCTGGATAAAGAAAAATAAGAAATCGGGGGGGGGGATTTTTGGGGTTTAGGCAGTTACACCCGCCAAAATGCGGAGGTTTGCCTCCTGGCCGTCAAGGGCCACCCGCGCGTAGTAAGTCACAGCGTACACAGCGTTATACAATCCCCGATCCGGCAACACAGCCAGAAACCGCCAGAGGCGCGGGACAGGATCGTGCAGCTATTTGGCGATCAGCGTCGCCTGGAACTGTTCGCCCGCGAAACCGCGCCAGGCTGGGACGCCTGGGGAAATGAGGTACAAACAAATGGCAATTAGTAAAAAGACCCGCCAGGCGGTATATGAAAAATTTCAAGGCCGCTGCGCCTACTGTGGCCGGGAAATTGCGTACAAGGATATGCAAGTAGACCATTTCAGGCCGCAGCGGGTCTGGAATAAAGAAGAATCGGGAACCGACGAAATAAACAACCTTATGCCGTCCTGCCGGATGTGCAACCACTACAAACGCGCCCACAGCCTGGAGACATTCCGCCGTTACATTGCGGAAATCCCGCACAAGCTGCAAGAAAACTATATTTTCAAGGTGGGCGTCGTCTATGGCAACGTACAGGCCGACGAGAAAGAAATCAAGTTTTATTTCGAGAGGGTGCAAGACCATGACACAGCCCTGTTATAAATGCCCGGATCGCCGCCAGAACTGCCACGCGCACTGTGAAAAATACGCGGCTTTTCGCATGGAGGTAGAAAAGCAACGCGAATATAACAAGAAATTCCAGACGATAGGCCCCATGCCCTACTCCCACGAAATGGAGAAGAAAAACCGCCGCAGAAAGTACAAAGGGGGCAGCCAATGAACAAACCAACGAATGAGTATATAATGGCTATAAAACCCGAATGGGTGGCGCTGATTGAGAACAAGGAGAAAACGCTGGAGATCAGACGCACCGCGCCGTACATTTCCCCGCCCGTGTCAGAAAACAACCCCATAGACGTATGGGTGTACGAGACGAAAAGCAACGGCGGGCGCGGCCAGGTCGTGGGCCGTTTCCTCTGCTGCAATATCCGCACCTTTGACGCACACCGCGACGATCTGCTGCTGCGGCGCGCCGCCCGCGTCCCGTGGGAAAAGCTCAAAGAATACCAGGGCGACCACACGCACCTGTACGCCTGGGACATTACCTACTACAAAAAGCTGGCCGTCCCGCTGCCGCTGTCCGCCCTGGGCTGCCATTGCGCGCCGCAAAGCTGGTGCAAGCGAAAGGAGAAAAAAGCATGAAAGAGGAAACCCGCTATTTTTACGGAACGATCCACCCGGAACGCGCCACGAATGAGTGGCAGCGAAAAAACGCCCTGCCCGCCAGGTATGACACAGCCACCCCGGCGGAACAAGCCCGGATGCGCGAATACTACGCCGTCTCTGACGACGAGTGCGAGGAAATGCGGAAAATTTACGCAACTTTTCCGCAGCACCTTGTTTTCATGCGTTCGGGAGTACATCAAGACGAGTATGTGCTGGTGGGCTGGAAGAAAGAACAGGACGAGGGCGTGCGAGAGGCAATCTGGCTGCTGGAACAGCTGGGCGGAGCCTACGAGGGCTACCGCGAGAAGTTCCTGGAGGACTGGGCCAAAGAGCAGTACGACCCCTGGGGGTGCTGGTACATCCCGGAGTGCATAATGGACATTGAGGGAGAGTACCACCCGGACGACGCGAAAGAACAGGAGGGCCACGACCATGAAGAAAGTAATCGCGCTTGACTTTGACGGCACGCTCTGCGAAAACGCCTGGCCGGGAATCGGAGACCCAAAGTGGGCCGTGATCCGCGCGGCACAGGAAGAACAGCGACAGGGCGCGCTGCTGATCCTATGGACGACCAGAGAAGGGCCGGAGCTTGAACAGGCTTTAGCCTGGTGCGAATATGTGGGCCTCCGGCTGGACGGCGTGAACACATCCGCACAGTGCTGGAAAGACGCATACCAAAACGACCCGCGCAAGATCGGAGCCACGGAATACTGGGACGACAGGGCCGTGGACGTGGCGATCATTGAAACGCGGCAAATGCTCAAAGAGGAAACACGCCGCCGCCAGGCTGCCTGGAATACGGCAAAGAGAACCTACCAGGCCGCCCGCTGGCCCTGGCAGCGCTGGCGGCTTAAAAGAGAGGCCCAGCGCGCGTGCTGCGACTACCTGGACGTCTACATAGCCCAGCGCAATGCAGAGGCGCACAAGCTCTGCGAGGCCACCCGCGCAGCCTATGAGAAAGCCTACGCCAAAAGGAGCGCCGAATGATCGAAGCGAACACAATAAACAATCTGGATTGTTTGGACGGCCTGGCACAAATGCCGGACGGCTGCGCAAAGCTCATTGTAGCCGACCCGCCCTATTTTATGGGCTTAACCCACAACGGGCAGCACGGCCAATTTAATGACCTGGCCGTGGCTAAGCCGTTCTACAGGCAGCTGGCCCAGCAGCTGCGCCGAATCCTCAACGATCACGGCGAATTTTATATTTTTATGGACTGGCGCGGCTGCGCGTTCTACTATCCGATTTTTGCCGAATATCTGCCCGTGAAAAATATGATCGTCTGGGACAAAATGAGCGGCCCCGGAAATTTCTACAATAGCAGCCACGAGTTTATCCTCTACGGCTGCATAGACCCGCAGACAAAAAAACACGCCCGCAACGTCTGGACAGAGCGCGGTTTTACGTCCGGCAGCATCCAGACAGACGGCGAGAAAATCCACCCGTCCCAGAAACCCATAGCGCTGATCCAGCGCATTATCACGGACGCCAGCGTGCCGGGTGATCTTGTGGTAGATCCGTTCGCGGGCAGCTGCACAACCGCCGTGGCCTGTATCAGAACGGGCCGCCGCTATGTGTGCTTTGAGGTGTCCGAAACCTACGCCGCAGCGGGCCAGGCCCGCGTGGATAAGCTCCTGGCAGAGCGCCAGGCCAGAAACGCAAAAAAATGAGCCGCCAGCGCGGCTGAAAGGGCAGCAAATGGAAACATACACCGAAAAGGCATTAAAAGCCATTGCAACGGGCAACGCCCCGGCGGAACAGGCAGCCCTGGAGGCCGTGATCGCGGAGGCCGTGAAAAAGGCAGTAAAAGAGACGCGCCGACAGGATCAACAGCAAGCGCTCCACAATACCGCGCTACTTATGGAGAACTACCGCGCCCTAAAAGGCTACGAGGGCCGCGCCGTGGACAGCGCCGACGCTGCCAGGCTCCAGGGCGCAGAAATCCAGGGCGAGGCGTGGCTCCGTTCTATCCGCAAGAATAAGGCCCGCACCGCCGTTATGCTGGCACACCTGGACGCCGCCCTGGACGAACTGGAAAAAGAAACCCGTCAAAAGGGCCGCGCCTATATATTCGACGCCTACCGCGCCCGCTACATGGAGGGCTTGACAGCCGAGGAAGTGGCCGAAAAGCTCAACACAGGGAAGAACAGCCCGGCCCGCTGGTGCAAGCAATTAAACGAACGCCTGGCCGTCCTCCTGTTTGGAGTGGACGGCCTCCGCCGCTGGTAAAGGAGGATCACATGAAAGCCTACCACAAAAAGGATTTACACCGCAGCAAAGACCCGGACAGAATGGCCCAGGCCGTGGCCGTCGTGGCCGCCTACAAGGCAATCGAAGAAACAGCCGGGACAAACGCCAGGCTGAAAGCCCAGGCAATCACCGACACGGGCGCAATCTTGTACGCCCTTGTACCCGTCCACATCGGCCAGCAATGCGTCGAGAAATGGCACGCCCTCCAGCAGCGCGTCGAGGCTGCACAGCAGAAACCCACGGGCCAGGAGCTGGAGGCATGGCACGACGAGGCAGAACAGGAACACGTCCACCCGCCCAGAAAATAACCAATACACCACAAAAAAACACCACAAAACCCAGAACTACACAAGCCCCGGCGGATACCCATAGAACCAAAAAGCCGACGCTTTGGGTCTATCACAGATAGTCCAAAAGCGCCTACGCGGGAAAGTTTGGGGAAAACCTGGGGTTTTACTGGTGGCCCATCCGTGGTAAGCTGATAGCGTGGACAAGCAGGAACGCCGGGCAGAAATGCCCGGCGCTTTGTTGTTTGTGCGCCCTCCTATAACAGCGGCCAGGGTGAGCCATAACGCCCTGGCCTATATGTGAGGCGGGGGCCAGAGGAACCAGGAGGCGCGGATCATGCTGCTAAAATACTGCCGTTGTGGCGCTATCATACCAGCAGACCGCCAGCGCTGCGCGCGGTGCGAACAGCTGCACCAGAGCCGCCACACGGCATATAATGCCCAGTGTCGCAGCAAAGAAGCCGCAGCCTTTTATGTGTCCGGGGAATGGCGGACAATCCGCCCTGTAATTATATCTATATACGACGGGATAGATATATGGGCGTTTTACGAGCGCAACCAGCTGCTGGACGCCGACGAAGTCCACCACGTCGAAGAACTGGACACAGCCTGGGATCGCCGCCTTGATCCCTTTAACCTGTTTCCTTTGGCCCACGCCTCACATACAGCGATCACGGCTGCATACAAGCGCAGCCCCGCCAGCATGAGGGCGACACAGCGCAAGCTGCTGGAGCTGCGAAAGCGCTACTTTGAGAGCAAGGGGGGCTATGAAAAAGTTTTGGAGCGGGCCGGATTAGTCGCCCCTCCCTAGACTTTGGAGAAAAACTCCCCACCAAAAACTCCCCCAAGGGCGCTTTTGCGGGCGTCCATGCAACAAAAACACAAAAAGGAGGCCCCACACATGGCCGGAAAACGACAACCGACGGCCCTTGTGGTGGCGAAAGGCAAGAAGCACTTAACAAAGGCCGAAATCAAAGACCGCGAAAACCGGGAACTGATCGCAGCGGCGGACAATATCGCGCCGCCGTCATGGCTGAAACCAGACCAGAAGAAGCGGTTCAACACCCTGGCTGCAGAACTGCTGAAAATGGGCATTTTCGCAAACGTGGATTGCGAGGCCCTGGGCCGCCTGGTCGTGGCCGAGCAGCAGTATGTGCAGATCACCGAGGAACTGGACAAGCAGCCAATCACCTACAAGCGGAGAATCCCACGAAAGCCGACCCCGGCAGACAACCCGGACGAGATCATAGACGGGTTTATATGGGACGAGGCGCTGATAGTGAACCAGGAACGGAATGACCTGTTGATCCAGCAGGACAGAGCCTGGAAGCAGTGCAGACAAGGCGCTGCGGACTTTGGCCTGTCCGTCGCCCAGCGCTGCCGGATCGTGGCCCCCACCGCCAAGGAGGCCGCCAAAACAAACAAGTTTGAAAAATTCCGAAAGGAAAAGACCCCGGAGGAATGAAAAAGGCCGTAAAAGACCGCACAACACAGTATGCCCTGGACGTTTTGGCGGGCCGGATCGTGGCCGGGGAGCTTGTGCGGATGGCTTGCCAGCGCCACCTGGACGATCTGGAGCGCGCCAAGCTGGCCCCGTTCCGCTATTATTTCGACGTGGAAGCCGCAAACGACATACTGGAGTTTGCGGAAACCCTCACAATAGCAGAGGGCGAGGAACAGCAGCGCGTCCACCTCTACCCATTCCAGTGCTTTATCCTGGGCAGCCTCAACGGCTGGCGGATCAAAGGAAAGGGCCACAGGCGCTTTAGAACCTCCTATGTGCAGCTGGGCCGCCAGAACGGCAAGAGCTTTCTAAACGGCATACTGGCCGCTTATTATGGCAATTTCACGGCCTACCAGTACCCGCAAATCTACTGCGCGGCCACAAAACAAGACCAGGCCAATATCGTTTTTGGGGAAGTCGTGAAGTTTATCCGCAGCGACGACGACCTGGCCGAGCTTTTCAAAGTCCACGAACATAACCACACGATTGAGTGCTTGCTCACGCACGGCGAAATCAAGGCAATTTCCGGCGACACAAAGAGCCTGGACGGCCACCGCCCCTACCTGGGGATTGTGGACGAATACCACGCCCACCGCACGAACCAGATGTACAAACTGCTGGAGGGTGGTATAAAGAAAGTAAAATCCGCCCTTATTTCGGTTATTACTACGGCTGGTTTCGACCAAAAATCGCCCTGTTTTGCCCTGTATGAGCATTGCAAAGCCATTTTGCGCGGTGGGGCGTCCATTGACACACAATTCTGTTATATCGCAGAAATGGACGAAAAGGACGACCTCTGGACGCCGCAAAACTGGCTGAAAGCAAACCCCGCCCTGGCCTACGACCCGGACGCGCTGGAGAATCTGATCCCGATAGCCGACGCAGCCCGCCAGATGGGCGGCGAGGATTTGCGCGATTTTCTGGTAAAGCAGTTAAACAGATGGGTGCAATGGTCGAACCGCGTTTACATCCAGGACATGGAGAAGTGGCGCGCGGGCCGCAGTGACAGAACCCTGGCCGACTTTAAGGGCAGCCGCTGTTTTGTAGGGCTTGACCTGTCCAGCGGCGGCGACTTAACAACCGTCGTTATTCTGATCCCCTATCTGGTGGACGGGGTGCGCAAGTATTTTATCCATAGCCACAGCTTTATCCCGGCGCAGCGCCTCCAGCAGCACGTCCAGAGCGACAACGCGCCCTACGACAAATGGGTGGAGGACGGCCTGGTAACAGTAACCCACACAATGGGCGGCATAAAAACCGACTATAAATATATTTTAACCTACCTATCCGTACTGGTAGACCTCTACGGCCTAAAAATCAGCATGGTGTGCTACGACCCGCACAACGCCAGCGCGTTTCTGTCCGATCTGGAGGCCCAGGGCTGGCCGTGCCTGGATATTATCCAGAGCGCCCGCAGCTTGTCCGACGCAACGGAAGATTTTCGTCTGGAAATCTACGCCGGGAACGTGGAGTATAACCGCGACGAGGAGCTGCTGACCTGGAGCATTGCAAACGCCAAGACCATAGCGAACAACTACGGCGAGACAAAGATCGACAAGGAAATGCAAACCGAGCGCATAGACCCGGTAGACGCCGTGATCGACGCCTGGAAAGTGGCAATGTGCGGCAACGACACCATAACGGGCGACGAGGCGCTGGAGGCGTGGCTGGAAATGTACAACGAACACATAGCAAAAACGGGGACGACAAAATGAACTTTTTTCAATGGTTTATTAAAAGCATGACGGGGTATTTTTCCAGGGCTGCACCGCCTGGCCCAGAACCTCCGCAGCTGCCCGCCGTGGCTGCTGCGCCGGAGGAACAGCCGGAGACGATCACGGCCACGGCCAAGGACGTGCAGCCCGCACCCAGGGCAGCAAGCAACGGCTGGGAACACCTGGGCAGCACAAAGTTTTTGCAATGGCTGGGCCTGGGCAGAGACAAGCCGAAAGCCGTAGAGAATGTAACGTATTTTACCTGTCTCAAACTGCTGTCTGAAACTATGGCAAAAATGCCGATCAAGGTCTACACCTACGACGACGGCGGCCCGCTGGAGACGAACCCCGCCGACGACAGGCTGGCCTACCTCCTGGACGTGCGACCCAATCCGCTTATGACGCCGACCACGTTTTGGACGGCGGTAGAAAACAACCGCAACCACTACGGCAACGCTTATGTGTATATCCGGCGTAAATTCCTGCGCCAGAAATACGGCGGACAGATTGAGCTGCAAGACCTCTGGATCATGCCGTCCAGCTGCGTGCGCGTCGTAATCGACGACGCGGGCGTATTTGCTGGAGCTGGCCGCCTCTGGTACGTCTACTCCGACCAGTACACCGGGCAGCAATACGTTTTCAGCTCCGACGACGTGCTGCACTTTAAGACCTCCCACACCTTTAACGGCCTGGTGGGCGAAAGCGTCCAGGCGATCCTGGCCTCTACCGTCCAGGGGCAGCAAGCGTCCCAGGATTTTCTCAACGACTTGTACGAGAACGGGCTGACGGCCCGCGCTGTGCTGGAATACACGGGCGACTTGTCCGCAGCTGGACAGACAAAGCTGCGAGAATCGTTTGAACAGATGGGAAACGGCCCGGCAAATGCTGGCCGCATCCTGCCTGTCCCGCTGGGCTTTAAGCTCACGCCTATGGACATAAAGCTGACCGACGCCCAGTATCTGGAGCTGAAAAAGTACGGCGCGCTGCAACTGGCCGCCGCCTTTGGCATTAAGCCAAACCAGCTGAACGACTACGAGCGCGGCAGCTATGCCAACAGTGAACAGCAGACAATCGCTTTCCAGGTCGAAACCATGCAGTACACGATCAAGCAGTACGAGGAAGAAATGGCCTATAAACTGCTGGACGGCCCGGCGGATCGCCGCCGCGTGAAGTTTAACGAAAAAGCCCTGCTGCGCACCGACAGCAAAACACAAATGGAAATCTTGAAAACCGCCGTCGAGGGGTCGATCTACTCCCCCAATGAGGCCCGGCGCTATGTGGATAAGCGCGCCGCGCCTGGAGGCGATAAGCTGCTGGCGAACGGTGGCATGATCGCTCTGGAACAGATGGGCGCACAGTATGGCGTCGATAAAACCGAGAAAGGAGGCACAGAAAATGTCCCGATTTGACTTTACCGCCCGCGACAGGGACGGAAAGCTGAAAAATTACGGCTACCTGGACATGGAAAACCAGGCAGACGGCCCGGCCACAATGACCTTTTACGGCGACATTGTAGCCACCGAGGGCTGGCGGGAGGATCGCGCGCCGCAGCAGATCGCGGACTTTTTGGCGTCGCTCGCCCAGGGCCAACAGATCAACCTGTATTTCAACAGCCCCGGCGGCGACGCCTACGCAGGCGTGGCAATGCACAATATTTTGTCCCGCTGGCAGGGCCGCAAGGTGGCCTACGTTGACGCAATCGCCGCCAGCGCGGCCACTATGCCGCTTATGGCGTGCGACGAAATCCACCTCGCAGCGGGCGCGGAGGTTATGATTCACGACCCCTGGGCCTGGACGGCGGGCAACGCCGCAGAGCTGCGCGAGGCTGCGGCCAGGCTGGACAAGGTGGGCGACCACTACGCGGATATTTACACAGCCCACGCAGCGGAGGGCGTGACCCGCGACCAGCTGCGCGAGGCCATGCGCGCGGAAACCTGGCTGGACGGCTCTAACATCGGCCAGTATTTCGACGTGATCGTGGACGAAACGGCAGCCGCCGCCCCGGCGGCCTCTGCGTCCTACGCACGCTATAAAGCCACGCCGCCCGCGCTGCTGAAAAAGGCGGACGCCACCAGACAGGCCCAGGAGGCCGCAGAAAGCGCCACCGCCAAGCGGGCGGAAAACAACACAGCCGACGCGGCGAAAGCCGCCCAGGCGCAGCAGAGCCGCGCACAGGCCCTGCTGGCCGATCTTTACCTATACGGAACCTAAAAAACAAAGTAAAGGAGTACACCATGAACGAAGAAATGCGCAAAAAACTGGCCGAAATCAACGCCACCAAAGCCGAGGTACGGCAGCTGATCGCGGACGGCAAGCTGGACGAGGCCGAGAGCAAAAAGGCAGAGCTGGACGCCCTCCAGCGTGCCTTCAACCTCCTGCTGTCTATGGAGGACGAGGACGAGGCAGCCGCCAAGGCCCAGGCAAAGAAGAAGCAGGAACTGCACGCCGAACAGCAGCCGCCGCTGACCTTTGCCCGGATCGGCCAGGCCGTCGTCAATGCCCTGGGCGCTGCCGTGAGCCGCCGCAAGATGGACGACACCGACCACCAGATCATCCAGGATGCCATGAAAGAGAACAGCGACCCGGACGGCGGCCTCACTGTTCCCCAGGACATCCAGACCCGGATCAAGGAGCTGCGCCGCAGTGACGACAACCTGGAGCAGTACGTCAACGTCGAACCCGTCAAGACCATGAGCGGCTCCCGCGTCATTGAGAAAGAAGCCGACACCACCGCCTGGCCGGAAATCGACGAGAACGGCGAGTTTACCGAGGTTGAAACGCCGCAGTTTGCAAAAATCGCCTACAAGATCACCAAAAAAGGCGGCAAAATGCTGTGTTCTCTGGAGCTGCTGGCCGACACCGCCGAGAACATCCTGGCGTACCTGATGAAGTGGATCGCCAAAAAGACCCGCGCAACCCGCAACGCTAAGATTTTGGCGTGCGTGGACAAGATCACCACGGGCAAAGAGGTGGCCGTCGCCGACCTGGACAGCTTGAAAGACATTTTCAACGTCATGCTTGATCCGGCCATTACCGTGTCCAGCGGCGTGTGGACGAACCAGGACGGCTTTAACTGGCTGGACAAGCTCAAGGACAAGGATGGCAACTACGTCATGCAGCCCGACCCCACCAACGCAACCCGCACGCTGCTGTTTGGTAAGTACCCTGTCCACAAGCTCTCCAACAAGGTGCTGAAAACTGCCGTTGACGCCAGCAAAAACACGAACAAGTACCCGCTGATCTGCGGCGATTTGTCCGAGGCCGTTACCCTGTTTGATCGTGAGTTTATGACGATTGAAAGCTCCAAGGAAGCGGGCAGCGCATGGGACAAAGACCAGCTGGCCGTCAAGGTGCGTGACCGTTTCGACGTCCAGCCCGTGGACACCGCCGCAATCATCAAGGGCCAGATCACCGTCACTGTGGCGGGCTAAGGCAAAGGAGGGCGCAAGCGGTGAAAGATGAAACAAAGGGCCTATTGCTGACACTGGCGAAAGCCTACGCCCGCATAGACTACACCGACGACGACGACGCCCTGCTGCCGCTGCTGATTGAGGCAACCGTCCAGAGCCAGGAGGAACTGATCCCCGGCTTTGACGCCGACAACATGACCGCCCGCCAGCGGCTGCTGGCGATTATGACGGTTAAGAACCTCTACGACAACCGGGAGAAGTACGGCACAGCACAGGATCGTCTGCGCGGGGCCGCATCCTCCCTTTTGGTGTCGGAAATGTACGAGGACAAGGAGGCGACGGCCAGTGTATAGGCGCGTGCGTATTTTCGAGTGCGTCAACGGCGACGGCCCGCGCCGCAGCGAAAAAAAGACCCTAATCTGGACGCCCTGGGCAGATGTGCGAGACAACACCGCCCAGACCCGCGACCAGACCCAGGAAAGGCTCCAGGAGGGCGACCTCTCCCTGGAGCTGCGCCGCTGCGAAATGGCCGACACGATCCGCCGCCACCTGTTCCGGCATGACCGCGCCTACCGCGTGGAGCTGGACGGCGACGAGTACGAGGTGAAAACCGCCGATTTTACCCGAAACGACGGCGGCAAAATCCGCTTTACTGCGTCGTTTACGGCATAGTGTCAACAGTTGACACCCAGGAGGACGGCCCATGCAGATACAGCTGGACGGCGCGGCCATCAAGGAGCTGGTAGCAGCCCTGGAAGCGGCAGAGGGCGACGACGCCCGCGCCGCTGTGGACAAGCGTATAGTCAAGCGTGGCGCAGATATTGCAAAGCCGGACATGGCCCGGCGAATACCGCGCGCAGCCGATCACAAAAAATCGGGCAGCGCATGGTCTAAGCCCTCCGGCGGCCCGGCTGCCGACAACGTGCCGCAAGAAAACCCGAAAAAATCCGGCGACAGCTACGCGGCCAAGGTGGGCTGGACGCTGGACGACAGCAGCGAATATTTTTACATGAAATTTGTAAACTGGGGCACGCTGAAAATGCCGCCCCGCGATTTTGTGGAGCCTACCGCCCAGGCCGTGGAACCGCAGCTGCAAAAAATCGCAGAAGAAGAATACCAGGCAGAGCTGGACAAGCGCCTGGGGAGGTTTGAATAATGGACGTTATCACAGCCGCCTACAAGGCCCTGGAGCCTATCACAGAGCGCGGCGTCAAAGTGCAAGAGGGCTGGTACGACGAGCGTTATAAACGCCTCCACGTCACCCTCTGGCCCCTGGCAGAAACGCCGGAGGCACACAGCGACGACGCGCTGGAGATCGAGACAGCCGGGCTACAGGTGACGATTTTCTCCACCGAGGAACAAGAAGCCCTGCGGGAAGAAATCAAGCAGCTGCTGATCGACGCCGGGGCCTCCTACCAGGGAACCGACCAGCAGCAGACCCGGATCGAGGCGGGCGTTTATATCCGCCCGCTGCGTTTTCTCTTTTATGAAGAAAGGAGCCAAAAATGAGCGAACCCAAAACCACGGTGCGCCACCGCTATTGTGGCCTCCGCGACGTATATGTGGCGAAAGTCACCCAGAACGACGCCGAGGGCTACACCGCCGAAACTCCAGTAAAAATGGCCCGCGCGATCAAGGCCAAAATCTCCGACAAATTCACGTCCGAAAAGCTGTACAGCGACGACGGCGTGGAGGATATGCTCCAGGCGTATGAGGGTACGGACGTGGAGCTGGAAGTCAACACCCTGGCTGCGGCAGATCGTGCCGCCTTTTACGGCCAGGCGTACCTCAACGGCTTTTTGCTCAAATCCGCAGAGGATGAAGCGCCGGAGGTGGCCCTGGGCTACCGTGTGCGCCGCTTGAACGGCAAGTTTGATTTTGTTTGGATGTACTGCGGCAGATTTGCCCAGGGCAACGAGGACAACTACGAAACCGAGGCTGCCAGCAAGACCGCCCAGACCAACACGGTAAAGGGCGAATTTTACCAGCGTGCCAAGGCGGACAAGGTGGGCGGCAAGGACGTACACCTCTACGAAATCCGCGTGGACGAATCGAACGTGGCCGCAGAGGACACCGGGGCCGCTGCCGCGATCAAGGCGTGGTTCGGTAAGGTGCAGGAGTACGCCGCGTCGGCGGCGGGCTAAATCATAGGAGGGCGTAAAAATGGCAAAGCGCGGCATTGTGGTAAATCAGAAACAGTATTTCCTGCCGGATCACATCGACACCCAGGCATACCTGGACTACTGCGACGTACAGGACACGCTGGACAGCGTGACGAACTTCCGCCGCAAACACTTTGAACAGATGGCCCAGGCGGTCTGTCATGTGTACGGCGATCAGTTTACCCTGGACGACGTGCTGGCCCCTGTATACGGGCTGGAACCGTCGCAAATTCTCACCGAGTTTGCGGCGCTGGAATTTTATGTGATGGAGCGCGTAAACAAGAGCGTGGAGACTATCACGGTAAATTTTACGAAAGAGGCTTGACCCCAGAGGTTGAGCTACAACGCGCGGGAGCTTGCAGCACAGCGGAAAACGTGACGGTGCTGCAAGCCCGCCTTTATTGTGACTACATGCGCCGGATCGAGGCGGCGAAAACCTCTGGCCAGGCAGTGCGCGAAAATTTGCAGCTGCTAGCCGAATTTTTCAACACCTCCCGGCGGGTTATATACAGCGAAAGCGTGGACGACCTCCTGCTGGCAGCCAAAACGCTGCATTTTGCTATGCAGCAGATCGTCCTGCCAAAATTTGCGGCTTTGTCGCCAGAGCCGCCGGAACCTATCGAAAAATCAATTTTTGACGACTACGACGCGGAACAGGACGCCCAGGCGGGCTATGTGGACGAAACCGCAGACCGCTGGCTGATCTGCAAGCAGAACGTAGAGGCGGTCACACGCCTGGCAATCCGCGTTCTGCGCGAAAGCTACACGGACGCGCAGCGCGAACCGCTGGGCCGTCTGCTGGAGTACGTCGCCTACGAAATTGAACACACCGAAAAATAGCGAGGTGAGCAAAGCATGAGCGCCGGGGCAAACGTCAAGGTATCGGCCAACAGCTCCACATACCAGCAAGCCCTCAAAGCGGCCCGCGACAGCACGAAAGAGCTTGCGAGCCAGTTTAGCCTGGCAAGCACCCAGGCCAAGCTGTTTGGCAGCACCACCGATCAGCTGAAAGCCAAGCAGCAGGAACTAACCGCGAAAATCAAGGCCCAGAAAGAGATCACCAGCCTACACCACACAGAGGTGGAGCGCTTAACCAAAGTGTTGAGCAACCAGAAAAGCCGCCAGCAGGAGCTGGCGGCCCAGCTGCAAACCACAAAGGCCGCCTATGAGGCAGAGAAAAAGGCCACGGGCGAGAACAGCGACAGTACCCAGGAGCTGGCAAAACAGGTGAAAGACCTGGAAAGCCAACAGAAAAAGCTGGACAGCCAGATCGGCAGTACCGAGGGCAAGCTCCAAAAGGCTACGATAGCCGAAAACAACAGCCAAAAAGCAACCCTAGAGCTGGAGAAAGCGCTGGAGGACACCAACAAAAAGCTGAAAGACACCGCCCTGGACGAGTTTGCAAAAGGGCTTGACAAGGTAACGGACAAGCTGGAGAAAGCCCAGAAAGCGGCCAACGTCGTGTCCGGCGCTGCCGTGGCCGCTGGCACTGCTGCGGTAGCTGCATGGGACGAGGTAGACAACGGCGCGGACAACGTGATAAAAGCCACGGGCGCGACGGGAGAGGCTGCCGAGGCCCTGGAACAGACCTATAAAAACGTGGCGTCCTCTTTTGCTGCGGACTTTGACACGATAGGCTCCACGCTGGGCGAGGTAAACACCCGCTTCGGCTACACGGACGAGGCAGCCGAGGCTTGCACAACTAAGTTTCTGAAATTTTCGGAAATCACAGGAACCGACGCTGTGCAGGCGGTGCAGCTGGTATCGCGCGCAATGGGCGACGCGGGCATAGAGGCGGACGACTACGGCACACTGCTGGATCAGCTGGCCGTGGCCGCCCAGGCGTCCGGCATCAGTGTTGACACCCTCACTTCCTACATAACGAAGTACGGCGCGCCGATGCGTGCTCTGGGCTTTGACACGGCGTCCTCTATCGCTATTTTCTCGCAGTGGGAAAAATGCGGCGTAAACACCGAGATTGCGTTCTCTGGCATGAAAAAGGCGATCAGCACCTGGAGCGCAGAGGGCAAAGACGCCCGTGTGGAATTTCAGAAAACGCTGGACGAGATCGCGGCCTGTCCAGATATTGCCAGCGCCACAACGAAAGCCATTGAGGTTTTCGGAACTAAGGCTGGCCCAGACCTGGCCGACGCAATCCAGGGCGGGCGCTTTGAATACTCCCAGTTTTTGGACTTAATCGAAAGCAGCGCGGGAACGGTGGAAACCACCTACAACGGCGTGGCCGACAACGCCCAAAACGTGCAGATCGCCATGAACAACTTAAAACTGGCGGGCGCGGAACTGGGCGACACGCTCCAGGCAAACGCCACCCCGGTTTTGGAAAAGGTAACGGAAATTCTGCGAGACGCAACACAGTGGCTACAGAACGCTGACGACGACACAAAGCAGAACATAGTCACCGTCGGGCTACTGGTCGCCGCGCTGGCCCCTGCTACTGCTGGCCTCACGGCAATGGTTAAGGGCGTGCGCTCTGGCATTGACGCCTACAAGCTGATCCGCGACGGCATAGGCGCGGCAGCTGGCGCACTGACCGGGGAAACCGCACAGAAAATCGCAGCCACGGCAGCCACCACGGCGCATACGGTAGCCACAGGCGCGGCCACGGTAGCCCAGAATGGGCTGGCGGCAGCCCAGGGCGCACTAAACGCTGTTATGGCTGCAAATCCTATTCTGTTGGTAGTGGCCGCACTGGCGGCGCTGGGCGTGGGCCTGGTGCTGGCCTACAATAACTGCGAAGAATTTCGCGCGGGCGTGGACGCGGCCATAGGCAAGGCGAAAGAGGTATTTTCGAATTTTGCCCAGGGCGTGGGCGACGCAATTACAACAGCAAAACAGCACCTGGCCGACCTCAAAGAAAACTGCACCACAAAAATGCAGGAAATCGGCCAGACGATCAGCACGAAATGGAACGAGGCCAAACAGAAAACCACGGAAGCCTGGCAAAACATCCAGCAGACTGTGGGAAACAAGCTCCAGAGCGTGCGCACTGATACCCAGCAGAAACTGGAGAGCGTCAAGCAGACAATGGCAACCGCCCTGCAAAATATGCAGAGCAACACCCAGCAACGCCTGGCAGCGATCCAGCAAGCGTACAGCAGCCACGGCGGCGGCGTGCGCGGCGTGGTAGCGGCCTATATGACGGCGATCCGCCAGAACTACCAGAGCGCCTACGACGCTATAAACAGCATGACCGGGGGCCGCTTTGGCAATATCCTGGACACGATCCGCAGCCGGATGAACTCCGCCCGCGACGCGGTAAGCAGCGCAATAAACCAGATTAAAGGCTTTTTCAATTTTTCGTGGAGCCTACCGCACCTGGCAATGCCGCACCCGCGCGTAAGCGGTAGATTTTCACTTAACCCGCCCAGCGTGCCGTCCTTTAGTATTGACTGGTACGCCACGGGCGGCATTATGAAGAACCCAACCGCCTTTGGCGTCAACGGCTCCCGCCTCATGGTAGGCGGAGAGGCTGGCGCGGAGGCTATCCTCCCTCTGGCCCCGTTCTATGCGCAGCTGGAGCAAATGCTGGACGACAAAGTAACCGCAGCGCTTAAAGCCATGCGTGTTGTGGTCTACGTCGAGAACAAGCTGGACGGCGACGACCTCACCGCAAAAGTGACCCCGCGCGTTTCCTCTGCCCTGGCCGACGAGGCGGAAAGGATCAGATAATGAAAATTAACGGCGAAAACCTGGCCCGCTACCGCACCACGCAGCTGACCGTCGCTTTCGGCCCGCCACAGGACGGCGCGGGCTATGAGTGGCCGGACAATATGCTGGCCCCGATCAGTGACCCGGCGACGCAGAAATGCGGCACTTGCACGGTAGAGTTGGTGATCCGGGGCGACAACCGCAACGAAATAACGCGCACCGCATCCACGCTGCACGGCCTCTGTCTCCCTGGCCCCGTCGAGCTGGCGCTGGACGGTTACAAAGGCGTTTACAAAGGCTACCTGGTGAGCTTTGAACCAGAGAAAACGATCGCGCCGAAAGCCTACAAGGTCAAGATGGTTTTCGAGGGCTGGCTCCAGGACACGCCCGTAAAGCTGGCCTACACGGGCCAGACCCAGGCGACGCTCCACCGCGTCGGCTCCCGCCCGGCGGCGTGCGTCCTCACGATCACGCCACGGGCAGACGTGGCCGCGCTCACCATGACAGGCTGGGGCGTCCATGATCTGGTCGTGAAAAATCTAAAATCCGGGCATAGTGTTGTTATTGACGGCACAACGGGACTAATTACCCAGGATGGGCAGAATAAAGCCCCAGACGTGACGCTCTGGGCGCTGCCCGCTATGGATTGCAAGCAGCGGACAATCACCTGGGACAGCGCAAACTGTGACGTAACGGTGGAATATACACCGCTATGGCTCTAAGAAAGGAGGCGGGCAGCTTTGCTGCTGGAACTGTACGACAGAAACCACAAGAAGCTGGCGAACCTCACGGGGATAAAATCGCCGCACATCCAGCGCACGCTGGAATACGGCGACGAAACCCTGGATTTTTCCTACCCCACCAGCGGCCCCTGGCTGGCCCAGCTCCTGGCGGAGTGCTACATCCGCACGGATCGCCAGGAGTACGTCGTCAAGGCCGTGGAGAAAAGCAGCGCCAGCGCCTGGCGCAAGGTGTCGTGCGCCCTCAACATCGAAGAACTGGAGGGCGCACCGTTTGAAGGCTTTGAAACCGTGGAGCAAACCGTCCAGGCTGCCGCAGAGTTTGCCCTGGAGGGGACAGGCTGGACAATAGAGGCCGACGCCGACATAACGAAAAAGCGCACGATCCGCAAAGAGGACGACACCACGGTCTGGGAGGTCGTGAAGCAGATTGTAACCACCTACCGCCTGGAGCTGGAGATCGACGCCGTAAACAAGCGGCTGAAATTCCACACCCGGCGGGGCCGGGATCGCGGCGCATATTTTATCGAGCGGCTGAACCTCCGCAGCCTGGGCGTTAAAACGTCCAGCTATGGATTTTATACCCGCCTTATTCCCATAGGAAAAGACGGGCTGCACCTCTGGCGAGACGGCCAGAACTACATAGAAAACCACCAGTACAGCGACAAGGTTATAACGTCGATATGGCGCGACGAGCGCTACACGGTAACGGCTGCGCTGCTGGAGGACGCCCAGGCCAGGCTGGACGAGGCCAGCACCCCGGCTCGCGCTTATACTGCGGAACTGGTAGACCTGGCCGCCCAGAGCGATAAATACAACGCCCTGGCCTATGACCTGGGCGACGCCGTGCTGCTGGTGTCTGAAAAGACCGACGAGCGCGAAAAGCAGCGCATAGTCAAGATGGACGAATACCCGGACGACCCGCTGGCAAATAAGGCGGAACTCTCCAACGTCAAGCAGACATTCGCCCAGCTGCAAAAGACCGAGGCGGAAATGGCAACCGCCGACGCCGTGGCAATCGCCACAAAGCGAACCCAGAAAGTGCTGAAAGACGACTACCTCACAAAAAAAGAAACAGAGGTAAAGATCAGTGCTCTGGCGGAAAGCATAGAGCTGGAAGTCTCCAAAACCTACATGACCGTTGCAAACGGCCAGGCAGCAATCGACAAGGCCCTGGAGGCTGGCAAGCAGTACACCGACGGCAAACTGACCGAGTACAGCACAACCGAGAAAACAAAAAGCCTTATTTCTCAATCCGCCGAACAGATCACGCTGGAAGTTTCCAAAACCTACGCGACAACCGCCAGCGTCGAGAAATCACTGGACACCCTCCAGGCCGCCGCAAAGTCCGCCCAGGAGACGGCGGACAAGGCCAACAGCGACGCAGCCGACGCCCAGGCAGCTGCCGACAAAGCAGCCGCAGACGCTGCCGCAGCAGCCACAGAGGCAGACAAGGCCAAACAGGCCGCCGCCGACGCGGAGGCCAACGCCGCAGCCGACGCCCAGGAAAAGGCCGACGCGGCCCAGGCCGCCGCCGAAAAGGCCGCAGCAGCCGACGCCCAGGCCAAAGCAGCCGCAGCGGAGGCGGCAGCAAAAAAAGCCGCAGCGGAGGACGCCACCGCGAAAGCAAACGCAGCCCAGGAGGCTGCGAACAAGTACACGGACACGCAGCTGACGAAATACTCCACCACAGAGGAAATGAAAAGCGCGATCAGCCAAAGCGCTACGGGCATTACTCTGGAGGTGTCGAAAACATACGCCACAAAAAAGTCCGTGGAGGAATCCGTCGCAACCCTCCAGGCCGCCGCAAAGTCCGCCCAGGAGACGGCGGACAAGGCCAACAGCGACGCAGCCGACGCCCAGGCAGCTGCCGACAAAGCAGCCGCAGACGCTGCCGCAGCAGCCACAGAGGCAGACAAGGCCAAACAGGCCGCCGCCGACGCGGAGGCCAACGCCGCAGCCGACGCCCAGGAAAAGGCCGACGCGGCCCAGGCCGCCGCCGAAAAGGCCGCAGCAGCCGACGCCCAGGCCAAAGCAGCCGCAGCGGAGGCGGCAGCCAAACAGGCCGCGGCAGCGGATGCCAAGAAAAAGGCGGATGCAGCCAAAAAGGAGGCACAGGACTACACCGACGGCAAGCTGACCGAGTACAGCACCACCGACGAAATGAAAAGCGTGATCAGCCAGACCGCTGAACAGATCACGCTGGAAGTTTCGGCGCAGCTGTCTGGCCGCAACCTCCTGCAATACCAGAATTTTGAGGACAAGACCATAGGGACAACGCACGTTTCCGCATCCGGCGGCGTGCTAACTATGGCGTTTTCGGCAAGCGAAACAGCAGTATTTAGCGCCCGGGAAATAGCCGACACGACGCTGTGGAACCTGGCACGCGGAAGGTGCTTGACCTTGTCCGGCTACTACAAAGTCATAAAGCCTTTTCAATCAGCCGCGGCGCGTCTGTCTGGAGTGTGGGCGTATAAATCTGGAGCATCCCAAACACTGCACTATAACCAGAACGCGGCGCTCAAACTGGACGAGGTGAGCGCCGACTGGATTTACTACGAAAAGACATACTTCGACGAGCTATTAGACGAAGAACTGTCAAACCTGGGCATGATGTGCGAGATCACGCCAACAAAGGCGGAGACGGACGGCAAAATCCAGTGGAAAGACTGGAAGCTGAAAATCTCCACGCCAGTACAAAGCGGTAACATACGTTCAAAGTTTGCGATGGACGCCAGCAGCGTGACAATAAACACTGGCCGTTTGACCTTTAACAGCAACACGATTGTAATAAACAGCACAAACTTTAAGCTGGACGGCGACGGTAATGTGACAGTAAAGGGATCGTTTGAATCTGGAAACGAACAAAGCGGGGGCTATGTAAGCATTAAGGACGGGAAACTACAAATTAAGTACGACGGCGACATAAACCTGTTCTTTGACACGACAATATCCGGCAGAGGATACGGAAATATGCACATTTGCGGCCCCGGCGGGCAGGACGCAATCATACTACAGGCGCAAAAAGACGCGGGCAGCGGCCTATATCTGTTCAACAAAAACGGGGAATATAAAACTATAATCAAGGGTGACGGATCTTCGAGTTTCGGCGGCACTGTTTACATGAGTGGAGACTTGGCGCTACCAGCAGATTATAACCACGCCTTATACATGAACAGATCAAAGTTCCAACCGTGCAAGGGACAAAATGCTCTTTACTGCAACTGGGTAAATGTGCGCGGAATTGACGGAAACGGATACTGGGTGCTGGCGGGATTTTTCGACTATAAAGGAACCTAAAGGAGGACAACTGTATGAAAATCGGAATCAACCTTGCAGCGGCAACGCTGCGCCAGAATGTCCACGAGCTGATCCTGTCCAGCAACTGCCCGGCGGTGATCGTTCGGGCAACGCTGGAGGACGAACTCCGGGCCGTCCGCGAATGGGAGACCCAGGAGACACAGAAAGAGCGGCAGCAGCTCCAGCAGGAGCTGGCAGCAGAAAAGGAAACCCAGAACACCCAGGCCCCGGCGGATCAGCCGGACGCCGCAACGGAACAGGAGGACTAAATGGCAAAGCTGCCCGTACTTATTACGCGAATTGACATTGACGCCGGGGCCGAGAGAAAAAACTATCTTGTACAGGCAAAGCAGGGCGACAAGGCCACCCGCTTTGTTTCCGTGCTGATCGTCGAGGATGGCAAGGAGTACGCGCCACCCGCAGACGCTGATCTGATCGCAAATTTCCAGAAACCCGACGGAAAGTTTGCGTATAACGCCGCCAAAATTGACGACGGAAACCGCATTTTGGTGGAGCTGACAAACCAGGTGCTGGCCGTGTCCGGCGAGGTTGTTTGCGAGGTAGAAATCCGCGCGAAGGACAGCAGCCAGGTTTTGACCTCCTGCACGTTTACGGTCAAGGTGGGCCGCAGCAACCGCAACGAAAACGCGATCCTGTCCTCTAACGAAATGACGGCTTTTGACACCAAGTGGGCTGAGATCAACGCCGACATGGAGGAGTGGGCCACGGTGGAGCGTCTGCGCGTGGAGGCTGAACAGAACCGCGTAAACGCTGAAAATGCCCGCGTAAACGCTGAAACCGCCAGAGAAAACGCGGAAAGCGCGCGAAATAATGCGGAAACCTCCCGCACAAAGGCGGAAACCTCCCGCACAAAGGCGGAAACGGCCCGCCAGACGGCAGAGGGCAAGCGGGAGACAAACACCCAGGCAGCGATCAAGAACGCCCAGGACGCCACAAACAAGGCCGCAGAGGCCACGAAAAAGGCGGAGGCCGCGCTGGCAGACCAGGCAGAGCTGGAGCAGACTCTGGAGGACTGCAAGACGCTGAAAGGCCAGACAGAAACCGCCGCAAGCAATGCTGCGGCCTCTAAGGCGGCGGCGGAGAAAGCCCAGAAACAGGCGGCAGCAAACCAGAGCGCCGCCCAGAACGCCCAGAAAGGTGCAGAACAGGCCCAGCAGACCGCAGCGGGCAATCAGACCACCGCAGAACAACAGGCAACCCTGGCGGGCCAGGAGCGTGCCAAGGCGGAGGCGGCGGCCAAGACCGCAGAGAGCTGGACGCCGGACGGCGCAGTAGACGCGATTTGGGCGGCCCGTCTGGACGGCACAAACACCGCCGAAATTTTCCAGCAGTACGCCGCCGCACTGTCTGCCCAGGGCGTGGACGTGGACACAATCGTGCGCCGCTGGTTTGCTCTGGTGTGGGATAACAGCACCTACGGCACGAAACTGTATAAGTTTGCGACCAGCGCCACGCCGGACGGCGAACTGATCCAGGCGTCCGCCGAACTGGGCGCAGCCAAACCCGGCACAAACTCCACCGCCGCCGTCGATCCCTATTTCCCGCGCGGCGCGTTCTGGGCGGTAGAGGTCGCCTACGAGATCGAGAACAAGGAACCCGTCGTAAAGGCTGTGGCGGGCGTCAACGGCGTGGATCGCGCCACGCTGCTGTCCGGCAAGTTTGGTATGGTGGGCGTCGCCCAGAAAACAGGCTGGGTGTGCGACACTGCCGACGATAATTATTATTATCACTATTACCGCGCCGCGCCCGCTTATTTCCTGGCCGACGCGAACGCCTACAAGCCGCTGCCGGAAGGTGTGGCGGTAGACGGTAGTCTCCGCCCGTTTGTGATCCACGCTAAGTATATGGCGGGCCGCGACGCCGACGGCAAGCTCACCAGCGCGTCCGGCCTGGCAGTTGTGAATTTTATCAGCATGGACGGCCAGCGCGCCGAGTGGAAGAAGCGCGGCGCGGACTACTGCGGTATCTGCGGCTGCGATCTGGCGTTCCGTATGCGCATGTTTTGGGCAAAGTACGCCAAAAAAGGCAACTCCGGCACGCTGGAGGGGTGCAGCAGCTACAGCTACCAGTACAAGGCCGCCGTGTCTGAAACTGGCGTGACCCGCGTTATTATGACCGCCGCCCAGGCAAACTCCTACCTGGTGGGCAGCACCGTGTCCGTCGGTGACGTGGGGACGGGAACCTCTACGGATCGCGGCGTTGCCTCCATGCGCGCGAAAGCCGACAAGGTGCGTATTTTGAGCATTGAGGACGTGACCATGGACGGCACGGCCTACAAGGCGCTGAACCTGGACACGGCGACACCGTTCGACACCGAAAAGGACAAGACCATGGTTTCGACCATGCCCTGGCACAGCGGCAGCTGCGACAACGTCCAGGGCGCGGACGGCAGCCCCACCAGCTGCACGTCCGGCAAGGAACCCTACGTTCTCCAGCTGCTGGAGTGCCAGCCGGGCGCGTATGCAATCAGCGCCGACCAGCTGACCGAGCAAGTGCTGGACGATACCGCCTACACCCACAGGCTGGTATTTTTCCGCCAGGCTGCCCAGATCGCTACGTCCATTACTGCCAACGCTGTGCGCTCTCCTATTGTGCTAACAATGCCCACGACCCAGACGGGCCAGTGGATGTACGAGAAAGACGTGGAAATCGACGCGGACGGCAATATGTACCCTGTGAGTGCTGGCTCTGGTGCAAGCTCTACAAACGGCTGCCGGGCTGCCGTCTATGTGCCTCCCGCTGGCTCCCGCGTCGGTGCGTGGTGGGCCTGGAATACGCTCACTGGCGGGGGCGTCTGTGGCCTGTCGGGCGGTGGCGCGCACGCTTGGACGGGCTACGCGTATTGGTACGGCCTGTGTGGCGCTTGCGGCTCCGGGGCAAATAGGGGTGAATATGCCGGGGCCTGACCCGGCATAGAGGGGACAGCGTCCCCTTTTAGGGGTGTGCAGCGTGTCACCGGGCTGCCGTCTATGTGCCTACCGCTGGCTCCCGCGTCAATGCGTGGTGGGCCTGGAATACGCTCAATGACAGGGGCAACTGTGGCCTGTCGGGCGGTAACGCGAACAATTGGACGGGCAACGCGAATTGGAACGGCCTGTGTGGCGCATTTGGTTAAAATTATCGCTTTTTATTGCGTTGTACACCGCGCCCGGCGAACAGCCGGGCCTGCGCCGCTGCTATGGCGGCGTGAACCATGCGGAGAAATCCGCAAAAATTGAGTGGAACCGGCACGGGGCCAACCGTGAGGAAAAACACGGGCGGCCCCGCGACGCGGAAAGACCGCGCCGGGGGCTAGTAGAATAGGCAAAAGCCGAAACCGAAAGTTCTTGCGCTCAACCAAAAGCAGACAGGGGGGCCGAAGCACGAAAACATATTGCAAAAAGATTGATATATCCGACCCCAAGCAGATAGAAAACTTTGTATTTGAATGTTTCAGTGGGAGGTGGAAAGAAAACGGCTTTATAAATTTGCTGATCCGTTACGGCGGCATGACAAAGGAACAGGTACTGGCCGACGCAAAAGCCCAGGACTATAACAGGCTGATCCCGGCAACAGCTGGCGTCGCTGCAGAGATCGCGCGCCGGATCAGAGCGCGGCGTCTGGCTCTGCGCCCGCTGCGTACATTCCAGCGCCGCGACGGTCTAAGCGGCAAACTGCGCGATCTATGCCAGGCAACGGCCATGCAGCAGTGTATGGACTATGTGGCCGTGGGCGCGCTGCGCGAACTATTCCACGCCAAAATCAGCCCGTTTCAATGTGCCAGCATACCGGGCCGGGGCCAAGGCTACGGCAAACGCCACCTGGAGAAATGGATAAGACGGGACAAACAGGCGCGCCACGTCCGCAAGGGTGACATAAAGAAGTGCTACGCCAGCCTGTCCCCGGCTAAGGTCATGGAGCTATTGCAGCGCGACGCGCACAAAAATAAAACCCTGCTGTGGTTTGTGGGCGCTCTACTGGAGACACACAAGGAAGTCACAACCGGGCTGGCGATAGGCTCCTACCTGTCACAATGGCTATGTAACTACGCGCTGTCCTACCTCTGCCGCTACCTGGAGAGCCTGGAGAAAGTCCGGCGCAAGCGTAACGGAACCGTACAGCGCCAGCGCGTCGTCCGGCATTGCCTGTTTTATATGGACGATTTTGTGATAATCGGAACGCGCGCCGCCGACATGGACAAGGCCATGAAACAGGCCACGATCTGGGCAGCGGAAAACCTGGGGATCACAATAAAGCCGGACTGGGGACAGATAGACCTAAAGGCCGGGGCCGTCGATATAATGGGCTTTGTGGTAGGATATAAGGGTACAAGAATCCGCCGCCGTATATACCGCAGAATCCGGCGGCAATTCCTGCGCGCAGCCCGTAATCTGCAAACACTGGGCTACATACCACACTGGCGCGCCCGCAAGATAAGCAGCTACAAGGGCTATTTCAAACACACGAATACCAGGACAGCCACACGGCGGCTCGACGCCTGGACGATCTGCAAAGCCGCGCAAAAATCAGTTAGCTATGTGGACAGAAAGACCGCACAGCAAACAGCAAAGAAAGGAGTTAAAAGCAGCATGAAGCAAACCGCGTATTTCAGCGAGAAGCCGGACACCGTAACCGTCTGCGTACTCCCCACCGGGGCCTCTGACGTGTGGCTGCGCCGCAACATCGTGGAGAAGCAGATCGCGGACACCACCGACGGCGAGGCCATGACCCAGTGGGAGTGTGAGGAAGTCTACGCCCGCCACGGCGAGAAACTGACCCCGGAGATCGTGCAGGAGCGTTTCGACGACTACTGGGCCGTGGGCGAGAACTGGCCGGAGGCAAGCCCCGATCAGCCCAGCGACCACGAGCGCCTGGTAGCCCTGGAGGCCGCAATGGTCGATATGCTCCTGGGCGGAGGTGACGACGATGTATAAATTTATCAAAATGCAGTATCGGCTGCGCGCGATCACCGAGGCCCAAGTCTGGCAGATGGCCGACGCGGGCCGGATCACCGAGGCCCAGGCCCAGAAAATCACCGGGAAACCGCGCCCGGCCCAGGAAGCAAAACAGGAAGCAAAGCAGGAAACACAGGAGGCATAAATGAAAATTCACGGCATTGACGTGTCCCACCACCAGGGGGCGATCAACTGGCAGCGCACAGCCAGCGAACTGCGCCGCGTGAACGGCGGCAGCAATCCGGGCTTTGCCCTGCTGCGCGTGGGCTATTCCGCCCGCCACGGCAAGGGCGGACTGTACACGGACGGCCAGTTCCTGGCGAACGTCCAGGGCTGCGAGAAGTACGGCGTCCCGATGGGCGTATATTTCTACTGCTACGACAAGAGCGCAGCTGCAGCCCGTCTGACCGCACAGCAGGTCGTCAAAATGCTGGCGGGCCACAAGTGGGACTACCCGATCTACTACGATGTGGAATATGAACCGTTTAACAAGAGCTGCGGAAAGGCCACCAACACGGCGATCATCCAGGCCGCGCTGGAAGTTCTGGAGGCTGCGGGCTACTATGCCGCCGTCTATTGCAGTCGGGACTTTTTCCTCAACCACACCAACCTGTCCGCGCTGTCTGGCTTTGATAAGTGGGAAGCCGCCTACACGGCCACCGACACCGCAGCAGTGCAGAACGGCCTGTGGCAGTACAGCAGCAAAAACGCGCTGAAAATCGCGGGCTTTGGCAACAGCCTGGACTGTGATGTGTCCTACAAGGACTACCCGGCAATCATGCGCCAGGCGGGCCTCAACGGATACGCGAAACAGGCCACCACCGACACCGCCCAGACCCCGGCAACGCCCACGGCCAACCGCTACCAGTTTAGCCTGGGGCCTGTAACCAGCGGCGACAAGAAGCCTATCGAAACGGCCCTGCTGCCCGTCGTGCAGCGCCTGGCGCTGGAAAGCCTGTACAGCTGCCAGGCCGTCGAATAAAAGGAGGACAAGACAATGGCAAAGCGGATCATCGACTACTACAACCTTTTCGTGGGCGCGTTTGTGACTATCGCCGCCGCGATCCTGGGCGAACACTGGTATTTGTTCGCCGCGTTCCTGGCTCTCAACGTCGTGGACTGGCTCACGGGCTGGTACAAGGCCAACAAGCAGGGCGTCGAAAGTTCCAAGGTGGGCTTAAAGGGAGCGCTCAAAAAGCTGGGCTACTGGGCCGTCGTGGCCGTGGCCTTTGAGCTGGCGGGCTGCCTCCAGGCTCTTTGCGTTGATATGCTGGGCTTGCAGCTGGACTGGCTCCTGCTGCTGGGCTGGTGGGTGCTGGCCTCTCTGATCGTCAACGAGGCCCGCAGCATTTTGGAGAACCTGGTGGAAATGGGCTACGATGTGCCGGACTTTTTGGTAAAGGGCCTGGCCGTCACCCAGAAACTGATCGAAGCAAAGAACCCCGCCGCCAACCTCACTGACACAGAAAAGGAGGGCTAAACCGTGGCAGCCAAGAAAGAAAACGATCTGATCCAAGCCGCCGTGGCCGCGCGCCTGGCTGGTAAGAACGTGGACGCCGACGACCTGGCCGCACAGCTGCCGGAGGGCGTCGAGGCCGTGCCGGAGTATAGCGTGGAGGACAGCAAGGAGAAGCTGCTGGAGATCGCCGCGCAGCTGGGTGTCGAAGTCAAAAAGACGGCCAGCAAGGCACAGATCGTCGCCGCCCTGGACGCAGAGATCGCGGCCCATACCGTAGACGGCGAAACCGCCGACGCGCTGCTGGCCCAGAAACAGGCCCAGGACGCCGAGGACGCCGCAGACGATACCGAGGACGCCAAGACGGAAAACGGCGCGCAGGACGGCGCACAGCCTGTGCAGGAGGGCGAACCGCTCCACGGCTACGTCGTGACGATCCACCACGGCTATACCAATCTGCGGCGCACACCCGCGATGGACGCCGACAACGTGGCCCAGGTGATCGAGAGCGGCAAGCGCCTGGAGGTGGAGGCCCGCGTCCAGGGCGCGGACGGCCAGCCGTGGTTTAGGCTGCTGTCCGGCCTCTACATTGTGGACGATCCCACCGTAACCTCCTACGGCGAAGTCTGATAAACAACAAAGCCCAGGCCGCGCGCCTGGGCTTTTCTCATTCTTTACTTTTTGCAGAGGGCCACAAGCTGTCCATTGTGCAGCCCAGAGCGTCCGCGATCCTGCGGAGGGTGTCAACGCGGGGGACTTTCCTGCCGTTTTCAATATCTTGAAGCGTTGAGGGGGAGCACCCGGCGAGTTCTGAAAAGACGCGGACGGAGTAGCCCGCACGCTCACGGGCGGCCTTTATTTCGGATTTTCCCATGCGGCGCACCTCTTTTAAATCTCAACGTCGAGGGAGACGCAGAGCTCTTTGCCCAGCGGCAGCCCGGCCTTTGCAAAGCTGGTGGATGCGCTGCGCGGCAAAATGGAAATTTCAAGCAGCCGGATCGTTTCGTCGGACTGGATCAGATCGCCGTTTTCGTCCAGCTCATCATCGCGGGAATAATCGACGAAATATTCCCAGCGCGCCGTCGCGTCGTCCTGCCCGGTGATCCACTGGCGGCCAGGCTCCGCACCGCTGCTGCTGATGGCCTCTCTGATTTCATCCGCAACGGCTGCGCCGTCAACGTAAACGCCCGTCGCCTGGTAGATCGCGTCTCTGATTTCATCCATGATCCCGTTCTCCTTTTTTGTGTGGCTTGTTTGCCTTTCGGTAATTATATTGTACCGCTTTAGCGGTACACTTTCAATAGGCAAGCTGCACAAACTTTGCCCTGTATTTTTGTACCGCTTTAGCGGTACAGCGCAAAGGAAGCAACAAAGCCCAGGCTGTGCACCTGGGCTTTTCTCTACCTATTTATAACATTGTATTAAGCACACGCACCGAGTGGAACGAGGAGCTCGAAGAGCTGCCGCCCCGCTATGAGGAGTACAAGGCCGCCTTGGCCAACAAATAACGAACTGATTTATCTGTACAAAATGGGGCGGGCCCTGCCCGCCCCTGATATAGGAGGATCATTATGGGACTTATCAGAGCTGCAATGGGCGCTGCTGGCGGCGTTATGGCCGACCAG